GGGTTGTCCGGGTCGAGCGGCAGCGGCAAGACCTACACCGCCATGCGGCTCGCAAAAGGGATCGCCGGCGATCGTCCGTTCGCCGTCATCGACACCGAAGCCGGTCGTGCGAAGCACTACGCCGATCGGTTCCGGTTCGACCACGGCGATCTGCAACCGCCCTTCACGCCCGACGCCTACGCCGAAGCCATCGCTGCCGCCGACGCGGCGAAGTATCCGGTCATCGTCGTCGACTCGACGTCGCACGAGTGGGCCGGTGAAGGCGGCGTCATCGAGTGGCACGACGCGGAACTCGATCGCATCGCGGGCAAGGACGCCGACTGGAAGCGCCGCGAGGCGTGCACGATGGCGGCGTGGGTGCGCCCGAAGATGTCGCACAAGCAGATGGTGCAGCGCCTGCTACAGGTGCGCGCCCACCTGATTCTGTGCTTCCGCGCCGAGCCGAAAATCGAGATGGTCAAGGGACGCGACGGCAAGTGGGAGATCGTCGAGAAGAAAACCCTGACCGGCCTCAACGGGTGGGTGCCGGTCTGCGAGAAAAACCTGCCGTATGAACTGACCGCCTCGTTCCTGCTGATGGCGGATCGACCCGGCGTGCCGCTGCCGATCAAATTGCAGGAACAACACAAGGCGCTCTTTCCAGCCGACCAGGTGATCACCGAAGACTCGGGCACCCGACTGGCGGCCTGGGCGCGCGGCGGTGCCCAACCACTCGACGCACGCGCTCACGCAGGCGACGGCGGCAGCGCAGCGCGCGAGGCGGGCGCAGTCGACTGGCCTGCACGCATCGAGAGCGCCGCCACCGTCGCGGCGCTGAAGGCCATCGGCAAGGAGCTCGACGCCGCCAAGCTCCCCGCGCCCACTCTCGCGTCCCTGCGCGTGCACTACAAGGGGCGCCTCGACGTGCTCTCGAAACGCAAATCCGCACCACCTACTGCCGGGGAGATTTTCAGATGAGCAAACGCCCGACGCAGCTCGATCGCGCGATTCAAAACCTCGACCGAGACATCGACGACCATCAGCAGCAGATCAAAGCCCTCACGCTTGCGCGCCAACGGCTCGTCGAGCAACAGCAGCAGCGCACGACGACGACCGCCGCCGACAAGGCCGACGGCAACAAATGAGCCGTGCCGATCGCGCGCGCCGTCAGCAGCTGGCGGACGAACGCGACCGCGCGGCACACGAGCGCCCGAATGAACCGCCGGGCACGTTCGGCCCCGACGACTCCTGGGAAGGACGCTGCGCGGGCAATCGGACCGGGCATCACGGCTGGCCCTCGGGGAAAGAGCGCGGACTCTGGCAGTGCGGCTCGTGCGGGCGCTGGCTGAATCCGCCGGTGCGCACGCTGCGCTGTGATCACAAGTTCATCGACAGCCAGATGTGCGTCAAGTGCGGATGGGTGCCGTCGTGACGCGGGCGATCGTGCTCTGCGTGCTCTGCGCGCTTTGTGTCGGGGTCGGCGCCTGGCGTCGGCGCCGCCGGCCGCCGCCTCAAATGGCGGCGATGGCACGGAAGTGGTGCCTCGATCACCGCTACGACAAAGTCGGCGACGACCCGTGGGGTTGACCGTGAGTGCAAAGAACGGGAAGGCGGCGTCGCATCTCCTGGCCGAATGGTTCTGGATCGATCGCTGGGTCGGGTCGAGCGCCTTCGGGTTGCCGCAGGAAGCGCGCGGCGTCTATCGCGAGATGCTGACGCAGGCGTGGCGACGCGGCGCGAAGTTGCCGAACAACCACGATGAGATCCGCCGGGTCACGGCGACGACGCTGCCCGAGTGGAAACGATCGTGGCCCTTGATCAAAAAGTTTTGGCGTCGAGAAGGCAAATCCCTGGTCAACGACACGCAGATCAAGGTCTATCTCGAATCGAAGGCACGCTCTGAACGTGCCATAGCCAGGGCACTTACGGCTGCGCAAGCACGTTGGCAGCGGGGGCCGAAAGAGGAATCCACACGTGATGCTTGAGCATCGCCCGAGTTATGGCCTCTGTCTCTGTCTCTGTCTCTGTCTCTGTCTCTACGGAAGATCTTCGGGTCGCGGCTTTTATGTTGATTGAACCAGTAGTGCAGGCGCTGCGCGCCTTTTCACCTGTGGAAAACCTGTTGAGAACCCGACCACGGACCGACGTTATCGCCGCCATCACGCACGACGTGCTGAGCGATCGGCAGTTCACGACCGAGAGCGACCTGGTGGAGGCGGTCAAGTGCCGCTGCGCGCGCCTGCACGTGCCCTACGACAGCGGGCGGGTGCTCGCGGCGATCACGCTGGTGGCGCGGACGCGACCCGTCGTCGTGCCGCCGGCGAGACCGGCGCGCCTGGGTCCGCCCGAGGCATTCACGTTCGCCGTCGGTCGTGCCGAGGCGGCGGAAATCATGGCGATGATTCGTCGCCACCTGCGAGCGACGCGATGAGGGAATGGACGCGTGCGCGCGGCACCAGGCACTGCGGGGGGTGCGGCGCCGAGATCCGCGTCGGCGACGCGATGATCGAATACACGTTCAAACGCGCCAACGGACGTTCGCTGACGTTGCGTCGCTGCGCCGAGTGTGAGGGCGGGGCACCGCCAGACCTGCCGACCATCATCGAGTTCGACCGCACCCCGAAACCCGCGATCGACTTCACCCGCATCGGTCTGCTGCCGCTCGACTACAAGCAGCGCGCCGCCGAGCGCGAACCCGGAGAGGAAGGCTGATGCGCGGCGCCTGGTGTCCCGCCTGCGGGTGCGACGTGAGCGAAATCGTTCGAGCGGTCGTGTTGCGGCAGATGAGGAAAACGGGTGCGCGGGGCGGGCGCGCACGCGCCGCCGCGCTGTCGCCGCAACGGCGCCGCGAGATTGCCCAGCACGCAGCGCGGACGCGATGGAGCAAGGGGGGCTGATGCCGATTCTGAAGATCTACCGAGACACGCGGGCGCGCGGCACGTGCCGGTCCTGCGGCGCGAGCATCGAGTGGGCGGAGCTGACCAGCGGCAAGCGGCATCCGTTCGATGCCGTCGTCGTCGACAACGTGCAGGAGTCCTTGATCGGCGGGCGCCTGGTCGAGGAAGTCGACTCGTCGTGCTCGCACTTCGTGTCATGCCCGCAGGCGGCAGATTGGAAGCGAAAATGACCGAACTCGAAACCAACCAGCACAAGGCCGATCTGTTCGATGCGATACGCGACCTCGTCGTCTCGCTGACCGACCTGGCCAAGCTCGCGACGCTCGCCGTGACAGCGCAGCTCGCCGCCGACGCCGACAAGAAGCGGCACGCCCGATGACGCTGGCGTTCACCGTCTACGGCGCCGCGCTGCCGAAAGGCAATCACACCGCGCTGCTGCTGAAGGGCATGAAGCACCCGATCATCACCGAGAGCAATCGCAACGTGAAGGGCTGGCAGCAGCTCGTTGCCGCCGAAGCGAGCCACGCGCTCAATCAGATTCCGGCCGCCGAGCGGCGGCTCCTCGAGTTCGGCGTCCGCCTGACGCTCGCGTTCTATTTGCCGCGCCCGAAAAAACACGCGAAGCGCGGCGTCTTCGTGCCGCACACGAACAAGCCCGACCTCGACCGCCTGATGCGCGCCGTGCTCGACGCGCTCACGCAGGTGCTCTATCACGACGACAAGCAGGTGACCGAGGCGATCGTCGGCAAGTATTTCGCCGACGTCGACGACGCTGCGCACGTCAACATCCGGGTTGAACCGGCACCCGGCCAGCCGCTCGTCGCGCAGCCGAGCACGCGTCCACTGTTCGAACTGCTGGGAGCCACGCCATGAGCGATCGCATCGTCGCAAAGTTGGAAATCACGATGACCGAGGACGGCCTGGTGTCGATCGCGGGCACCGGCGCGCTGCTGAAGCACAAGGCATACGCGTTCGGGATGCTCGAACTGGCGAAGGAGTGCATGAAGTCGGGACCGGCGACGATTCAACCGGCGACGTTGGGCGACCTGCCGAGGATGTGATGGCGGACCTGACGCCCGAAGCGGAAATCCTGCTGCTTGTGATGGCGGCTAACGGCGGCACGATGCACCGAGACGACGCGACGCGCGAGGCCCTGCGGGTGCTGGCGCTGACACCTGACGAGCAAGCGGAATGGCGACGGCGGATCGGCCCGCTCGTTCGGGCGCACGCAGCACGACACCTTGGCGGCGACCAATGAAGATCTACGACGACAACGACCCGCTGGTGCTCAACGGCACCTACGACACCGAGGGCTACCGCCCCGGCGAGCGCGCGCGCATCGCGAAGCAAAACGCCCGGCGCGCGGATGAACAGCGCCGGTGCCAGCACAGGTTCAACAGCGATTCGTTCTGCCCCAAATGCGGACTGGTTCGACCCACTTCAGCACTCGAAAGGAAAACCACGATGCGATTTTTCGACGACGACAAAGTCGGCTGCTACCTCGACGACATCGGGCATCGCGTGGAGAAAACCAAGGATGGCGGCGAGGTCAAGATGGTCGACCTCACGCTGCGCGTCCAGCCGTTCACGCCGGAACTGGCGGCGTCGCTCGACCCGGACGTGCGCGCGCTGCTGTTCGCGATGACCGACGCGACGCCGAAGCCGAAAATCAAGGCGCTGCACTTCAACATCACGACGGCGCGGCAGTCGCTCGACGTCTACCTGCTGCCCGAGAGTCTGGAAGGGATTCGGTTCACGGACGTCGAGGTCACCGAGCCACGCGCGCGCACCGAGAAGGGCGTCGACGGCTTCGGGCTCGTGTTCTACGCGAGCATCGGGCCCGTGAGCGCCGGCGATCTGGAATACATCTGCAACTGGCACACACAGCAACGGTTCATCAGCTTCCATCCGCAGGAGCCGGCGCTGAACTTCGAGGGCGCCGATCCGCCGGCCGGCGAGCCGGAACCCGCGCGGCGCATCGGCCGTCGTCGTGCTGCTGGTGGTCCGCCAGTCCAGGCGGGTGACGAGCTCCGACCGGGTGTGCACGCGGAGCACTGACGATGACCCTGCAACGGGCGATCGAATTGATGCAGGCGCTGAAGGAAAAACACGGCGACGTCGAGGTGTTTTTCGATTGTCAGTACTGCGGCAAGAGCACCAAGCCCACGACCGTTGTCGCCGTCGCAGCGGTGCAGGCGGTGCCGACGCGATGAGAGTCGATGAGGTCGTGACGGCGCACGCCAGCTGCGCGTATTGCCAGTGGCGCGCGCAGCATCGCGGACCGGCGCTGGAGGTCACGGTGTTCCTGCGCGCGCTGCTCGTCGAGCACATCCGCGTGCGCCACGAAGGCGTCGACCTGCACGAGGCGGGCATTCTCATCGACGCGTCCGCCATCGCTGGAGACCGATGAACGGCTTCGAGTTCTATCGGGGACCGAGCCTGTTGACCGGCGATCCGATCGTCGCCGTCGCCACCGGGCTGTCGTCTCGTTCACTGAACGAGAAAACGGGCCCGATGGTGCAGGTCTGGATCATCCGCAGCGATGTGGCGCCGATGGCCGCGAAGCGACAGAACGTCGACGACGCGATCTGCGGCGACTGTCGACACCGAGGGCGCGACGGGTTCGGGTCGTCCTGCTACGTCGTGCCGTGGCTCGCGCCGAACAATGTGTTCAAGCACCTCGACGCCTACCCGCGCGCGTCGTGGGCGGACGTGCGACAGCAGCTCGTCGGGCGTCACGTGCGCCTGGGTGCCTACGGCGATCCGGCGGCACTGCCCTTTGAGGTCTGGCAAGTCGTTCTTGCCAACGCGCAAGGCTGGACCGGCTACACGCATCAGTGGCGGGCGTGCGACCCGCGCCTGAAGTCGATCGTGATGGCGAGCGTCGACGACCTCGAGGAGTTCTGCGCGGCACGTGAGGCGGGCTGGCGGACGTTCCGGGTGCGTGCGGCGGCCGACCCGCTGGTCGCCGCCGTCGAGGTCATCTGCCCCGCGAGTGCTGAAGCCGGACATCGTCTGACGTGCGACCGCTGTGAATTGTGCCGAGGCACCGCGCACGCGGCCAGGTCGGTCGCGATCATCGCCCACGGCAACGTGAGCGCCACGCTGAACTTCTACCGGAACCGAACGGCGCTGTAGGGAACATCCCGATGATGAAACCGTTGACACGACGAGAACTCGACGCGGTGAAATGCACGACGCCCGGCTGTGACCACAGCACGCACGACAAGGGCGGCCTACTGCTGAAGGCGGCGTGTCACGCGCGAGGCGGGACGATCGTCGCCTACGAAAACGGCGTCGTGACCGTCACGTGCGCCATCTGCACCCGCTTCGTCGTGGCGATCGTGGTGCAGCCTTGATGTGCACGCTGCTCGTGACGTTCGGCCTCGGCGTCATCGTCGGCGTCATCGTCGGCTTCATTGGCAGTGCGTATGCGAGCGTGCTGGTCGAGGAGCGGAAGCAGGGTCGAGGCGGATGGCCGCCGCTCGTGCGCCCGTTGCCACCACCCAAGCCCCCGCCACCACCGACGGGTGGCGAGTGACATGCCGAACGCCCCGCCGACACCGTGCACCTATCCGCGCTGCCGTCGGTGGGCCCGTGCCCACAGCCGGTGCGACCAGCATCAGCGACCGACACCGCACGCGCGCGGCTACATCGCAGGCTGGACCGAGTATGCGCGGGTCTGGTTGCTCCGCTTCCCTCTGTGCGGTACGAGACAGGACGGGCAGCGTCACATGGAACACAGTGAGTGCACGCGGCGCGGGCTGCCGACGAAAGCGCGCGTCGTCGATCACATCAGGTCCGTGGCGCAGGGTGGCGCCGTGTTCGACCCGATGAACCATCAATCGCTGTGCACCTCGTGCAATACCCGGAAGGGTTGAGGTCGGCGATCGTCGCCGGAAAATTGTCACGATCGGAATCCGTCAGCCGACCACGAAACCCGGCGGCGGAAACCGGGGGGCCTTCGGAATCGCCAGGATTTCCTAAGTGGTGAGACCGCTCAGCAGCCGCGCTCGCCGTCGCAGATTTGGCACAGGGGTATCCGGCAGCGTCGAGGTCTCGCAGCTGCACGACCAGACGACCGCTGGCGCGTCGACCGGCTGGGGGTAGCAGACCTACGACCTCGCCAACCGGACGCGCCAGGGGCGCTGCCAGCGCGCCAGACCCAGCTTGTAGGCAGGAACCGCGAAATGACCAGCAAAACGCGTAGCGCGAAGGGCCAGCGAAGGGCCAGACCTGCACGACCTGCCCGCGTGCGCAGCGTGCTCGACCTGCGACCGGACCCGACGAACCGCCGCAAGCACACAGCGCGGAACGTCGACATGGTCGTTGATTCGCTGCGCGCGGTCGGGGCTGCGCGCTCGATTGTCATCGACGAAGACAACATCGTCCGCGCCGGGAACGGCCTCATCGAAGCTGCCGCGCAGGCGGGCATTCACAAGGTGCGGGTCGTCGACGTCGACGGCGACACGATCGTGGCCGTGCGGCGGTCGGGTCTCACGGCGAATCAGAAGCGCGACCTGGCGATCTACGACAACCGGACGGCGGAACTCGCCGAGTGGAACCCCGCCCAGCTCGCGGCGGACCAGTTGGCCGGCGCCGACCTCACGCCGTTTTTCTTCGACACGGAGCTCGCCGCGATTTTGCGATCGCCGGCCAGCGGCGGCGGTGTCGAGGGCGGGGCGCCGCAGTTCGTGATCGTCGTCACGTGCGCCACCGAAGCCGAACAGACGACGTTGTTGGAGCGGTTCATCAGGGAGGGGCTGTCATGCCGCGCGGTCGTGTCGTGAGAACGTCGACCATCGTGCGCACGCCGCGCGTGATGCAACTCGAAGGCTACTTCGATTTGCCGCCCGCCGAATCGTCCGACCTGGCGTGGGACGTCGACCTGCCGTGCGAAGACCGCACGTGGGCGATCGGGCTCATCGTCGGACCGAGCGGGTCGGGTAAGAGCACGGTCGCGCGTGAGCTGTTCGGCGCCGAGCGGATGGTGCCGGTCTACGAGTGGGCACCCGCGCGTGCCGTCGTCGACGGGTTCCCGGCGTCGATGTCGATCAAGGCGGTGACTGCCCTGCTCTCGTCGGTGGGGTTCTCGTCCCCGCCCGCTTGGTTGCGTCCGTTCAACGTGCTCTCCACCGGCGAACAGTTCCGCGTGACGCTCGCGCGCGCGCTCGCCGAAGCGGGCGAGGACGTGCGGGTGATGGACGAGTTCACGTCGGTCATCGATCGCCGCGTCGCGCAGATCGGGTCGGCGGCGCTGGCGAAGACGGTGCGGCGGAACAAACAGCGGTTCATCGCGGTGACCTGTCACTACGACGTCGAGGCATGGTTGCAGCCGGACTGGATCTATCAGCCGCACCTGCAACGGTTTCATTGGAGGGAACTTCAACCGCGCCCAGCAATCGCCCTACGCCTCACGCGCTGCGGGCCTGAGAGTTGGGCGCGCTTCCGTCAGCATCACTATCTGAGTGTCGACCTGAACGCGAACGCGCGATGCTTCCTGACCTGGTGTGAGAACGAGCCGGTGGGGTTCACGGCGGTGCTGCCGTCGATGGGGTTCAAGGGACGCTGGCGCGAGCATCGCACGGTGTGTCTGCCGGAATTTCAGGGCGTCGGGATCGGGATGGCGCAATCGGGTCTGGTGGGAGCAGTCGTGAAAGCGGCGACGGGCGGCGATTACTTCAGCACGACGAGCCACCCGGCGTTCATCGCGGCTCGAGCGCGCGCAGCGGATTGGCAGATGACACGTCGACCAGGGTTCACGATGCCGCAACGGCAAGGGACCGACACGCGCGCACGGGCGAAGCCGCGCGAGGCGCGGACCTTTCGAATGACGGCGACGTTTCGTTATGCGGGACCGGCAGCGGACGTCGCGCCCGCGCGCGCCCTCTGGTCGGAGCGGGATGGAGACTTGAAGTGAAGCACCCACACCTTCGTCGCGCGGTCGCGCGCGTCGATGGCGGGATAGTGCCCGCAGAACGCTCGCACGAAGGCGGCGCGCGACG